CTACTGTCCTCTCTATTCTAGATTGTGATGATTCGCTCTCCTCCTAGTTTAGACCTTGTCGACTTTATTTCATATCCTTTTCTTTGTTTTGACGACCCACCACCCATATATATTCTCCGTATTTCTCTCTCTGGTCCTCCGCCATTGTCTGTCTTACCTGGTTTATTCATTCTCCTCCAATACTTCTGCTGCCTCGGTTGCTTTACTTGTACGTGTTGCCACTTCTCTGGCACTTACGTATCTTGGTTATCCGGTCTCATGTCGATGCACCTATTCTGTGCACTACACATGATCTCAACGGCTCCTGTAAAGAGCGCGATGACTCCTCGACGTGTTCCTAACCAGTTCATGCGGGATTAATTGTGCAAACATCATTCTTTGTCTCTCGACAAGACGGGAAGTTCCCGTTACTGTCGTACCTCCATCGTATTTATCGTATGTATTGTTTATGTACAGTATTTTAGCTAACGCTCAACTGATCTCATTAATCAGTGGAAGTCTCCCCTAAGATATTGACTCATAAATTAACGCTGCGGTTTAAAAACGCAGTCCCTCGCCCTTGGAAGGCGCGTTTATTCTTTCGCCTCCTTGGTCATGGTTGCCGGTTTCGAGAAATCCACACAGTGAATGCTAGTGCTTCACGTTTGTGTGTGCTCAGCCGCTTAAAATCATGGGATTTTCATTATCATGTCTTCTCAACTCAACCAAACCGCGGGAACCGGTATTTCCCAAACCCTCTCCTCTGCTGCTGTTGACTACCTTCGCAATCTTCCGCTCGACTCTCCGCCTTATATTCCATCCGACGGAGTCACGGTCGAACATGAAGATCCACAAATCTCAAGTGACTCCTTACGTAACTGGTCTGACCGCCAGGACGTTTTTATCAACATCTACGCCACAGTAGGACATATTAACAAAAACATGTCCCCTTCTGCCTGGCGAAAATCCACCATCCAACAACGTTTTGCTGTTGGCACTGCCTATGGTCATCAAACCACAGGTATTGCTAACTATCGAAACTCCATTCTCACCCCCCGTTATCAAGACGGTGCTGTCATTGGCTATTACGTGTCTTCATATTCATCTATACTCGTATTAGCCTGTGATAATTCCACTTATTTAACCACATTTACCCAATCCACCACCCCCAATGTCCCATGCGTTATGCAACTTCACGACGCCCTCGTCGCGAAGGAACGTAATGCTTTCCATCATTTACCCAACCCCAATCTCGCTGGTGCTTTTACTATTCTCCATTCTGGTCCCAAACTTGATCTCGATTTGCTTGCTCTCCAAGCAACTCGTGGTCCAGTTGAAATCTCAATTCCCAATCCTATCCCACCTCCAATGTTTACCGAAGATCGTATTTCTGTTCCCCGCCCCGATTTATTCAATTTCGCTGCCCAACATCCATACAATGTCAAATATCGTGATATGCTCCTTCGTTTTCTTGCTGAGTGTCCCCAACACCCGCAAGTAGACGAATTCGTCCATACTCTCAATTCTCCCTGGCATTTAATCTCCAAACAAACATTCATTGATATCGATTCTTATCTTTCCATTCATCATATCCCACCCATCAATTCCGACCTCGTTTTCCACGCCGTCGAGAAGGCTTCCGCCTTCCTCGACGACGTTGATCATGAACTCATTGACGAAGATGATTTCGATCGACTCGAAGGCCTCATCGCCTTTGATCCCGAATCGTTATCACTTTTGTCTCCTGATTGTCCCCAATCCATTTTGTATTATGATCATGCTTCAGACCTCCGACGAACTCGTCGAGATCTGAAGCGTGGTGTACGCGCCTACCATCGGCGCGCCACTGCTCAAGCCCACCTTGTCCCATTTTATCATCAAAACCCCATGCAAGTATCATCCACATTGTTAACCACATATGCCCGTGAATATTTTGCCACCCATTTTCCAAATATCGAACACTTTGACACCGATGGTGAAGACTACACAGTCGACATCATCGATGGCTTAGATGCCCTCATTTATATTATTGATTATTATTATCCCCCTGAAATCCGCACGGTTGAACAACATCTCCGTGCCCTTCGTTTTAAGGATGCTATCAGTGAGCGCATGCGCGAGGATAACACCCCTCGCCGCGCCACTGTTCAAGCTACCCTTGTCCAAAATCTCATCATGTCTCCCGAAACACGTGAAAACATCGCGACAACATCGCGCGCTGCTCATGAAGCTGCTACTCTCATCCCTGAGGTGAGAGAAGCTGTTAATGAAATGCGTGCTACTGCTGCCGAAATTCGTCAAGCATTTCCTGCTGATACTCGTGATCGTATAACCTCTCTTTTAGAGACGTTTACACGATCATCTGTTAACGCAGGTCTTATGTTTGACAATATCGCTGACACGGCCCGTTCGGTCGCTCAGCTCATTGTCCCAGATTCAACACCACGACTCATCCAAAAAGCTATAGATATTATTATGATTATCGTCGACACGATCGACGGTTCTTATGATTTTACCTGGAGCTCCTTGGCCAAGGTCATTACGCGCCTTCTATCCGCGTTTGACTTTACTGCTGCCTTGGTATCAACATTTCTCACAAATTTTTCCCCAATCATCCAATCCATCACTTCCTACTTCTCGTCCGAAACAAACATAGAGAATAGCGAAGTGAGACAAGCCCAAGCTCAAGCTAGTGCAGGAGACTTACTATCTCTTTCTTCTGCATTAGTTGGAACACTCATTCTTGGCTTTGTCCCCGACAAAAAGGATGCGAAACAGGTGGTTGAAAGCGCTCGCGCTTTTAACACACTTGTTCCATCCTGCAAAAATCTTTCCGAACTCATCACTGCCGTCTGTGCTTACATCCCCGAATGTATCAAAGACTGGTTTCGCTGGTTGTGCCCAAGTGAAGATCTCTACTACCGACTAACCGTTGGTGGTGAGTTCAAAACTTGGCTTGACCGCGTCGTTGAAGTAACATCTGACGACGTTGCCTCGCGTGTAACTTATGACTATGCTCTACAAGCTGAAGTCATGACGTTATCCGCTCAAGGCCGTTTATATCTAACCGAAACCGCTCTTTCTTTACAGAAGGAACATAACACCCCCATGGTCTCTCTGATTACAACATCCGCCCGAAAACTTCTCACAATGGAAGCTACCATCCGCTCCTCGCGCGCTGGTCGCGCTGCCCGTCCCACTCCTTTCTGTCTCGCTCTTACTGGAAAACCTGGAGTCGGCAAATCATCCCTTGCGGATGTATTTGTACGACTCTTGGCTCCAGAAAAGCTCGAAGACGGAAACCTGATCTACGCTCGTGTGCCCGGCCAATCTTATTGGTCTGGCTACACTGGACAGTTCTGCACGTTTATTGACGATTTTTACCAAATTATCGACTCTAAAGACGCTGAAGAATTGTTCTCCATGATTTCCACCGCCCCATATCCACTTGAAATGGCTTCTCTTGACAATGTGTCAATTGGAGTTAAAGGAACAACGTTTACATCCCCGTTCGTTCTCTTGACTACTAATTGCGCATATCCATCTGACACCCAAAATATCCGAAACACCGAGGCGCTACGTCGACGCAGACATATGCTTGTTGAAATTGTTTTAAAACCTCAATTCTATCTTCCATCTGGCCTACCCAATTATGCCCTCTTCCAAACTGATTTATCTCATCTCGAATTCCACGTTCTTGATCCCGTGAATCCTACTGGCTCCTCCGGTAATGTGCGACCTACGCTTAAACTAGAGTTACCCGAATTTTTCGATTATCTCTATAAAGCGTACCAATCGCACGTTGCTGCAGAAGCCCGTATGACTGTTGACCGTTCTGCCTTGATGACCACCATCAATCAAGTAAAGAAACTCAACATTCCCACCCGCCCTGCCACTGCCCAGGCTGATCGACGCGCCCCACAGCTGCATCTCCGCAGCCTTGACGACGTATCCGATTGGTCCCAATCATCCTCATCCCTATCCTCCCGTTCTTCATCACAAACTTCCCGTGAGATACAGGCGCTATTACAAAAGCGCGCCGCATCTCTCGAGAAACTCAAACAAGAAGACCTCGAATTTAAGGACACTCCCGATTACACCGAAACACTCGTCGCTCGGATAGCACAAGCTGCTGAATCCCGCGAAAAGTGTTTCGAGGATTTCCATTCTGACATCCTTCGACACAAACGACAAATCGACTCGAGTTATTTCAAAGTCTCTTCCGAGACTAATGACTTAGAGTCCCTTATCGCTTCTATCGAAGCTGGCCCGAAACCCGAACCCAAATCCAAAGTATCTGATCTTCTAGGGTCGCTTAAACAACGATCCACCGATTGGCTCACCGCCCACCCGCGTGTAGCCATGGCCCTGAAGATTAGTACAATTCTGCTTGCTTTTGGAATACCTGCTGCTCTCATCGTAACCTATCTCAAGAAGAAAGGAAACCGTGAAGCAACTCTTGTTCCCGAAGCGTACTCAGATCGCGACGCCGCTCGTCGACGAGCTAGCAAACGTGCTAAACTCGTCCCCGAGGGCGCCGCTGATCCTAGTGCCCACGAACTTACTCTCCAACGTATCTTACCATCAATGGTGACTCTCGTCGTAAACAATGAACCTAGTGCTATTTCGCTTAACGCGTTTGCGTTCAAGGGCACAGCCCTTCTCACATGTACACACTTATTCATTGGACCCGACGGGACACTCATCCCTGCTGGCGCAGATATGCGCATTACTACTGCGGCTGGTACGCAAGTAATGTGCAAATTTGATCCAACTCATCTCAAAATCCACAAGAACAAAGATGGTATTGACACTGACGTGTGCGTCTATGTCGTTGGTGCCAAGAAAATGAACGCATTTGTGGATAACACCTCACATTTCGTTCGTACTGACACCCTCGAATTTATCACTCACTTCGACGCCCAAATCATATCAACACACATCCTCCAAGACGGAGTTCCACGGTCCAACCAACAAACCGTGAAAACCCGCCCAATTCTTCGACCGACTGTTTACACATCCATCGACGGAAATAAAGAGTTCCTTGTCCAAAAAATGAAAGGCTGGGAGTATGATGCCGTTACTGTCTCCGGACAGTGCGGATCCCTCCTAGTCGCTCATAATACCCGTATGCCAAATAAGATCGTAGGCATCCATGTTGCTGGCGTCTCTGGCCAGAACATAGGTATCTCCGAACTCGTTACGTACGAGCAAATAATGGCTCTTCTTTCCGAAATTCCTCAAGTTGCGTTCGCTCAAGGAATGGCTCCCATGCCTGACCTAGACGAATGCGATACTGCCGCTGTCGTAGTTGAAGGCAACTTTACCTACGTCGGCGTCTTACCACCCTCGCGGTGTCCGAGATCCCCAGACACTACTCAGATCGTGAAGTCTCCGCTTCATGGTTTGTGCTATCCACCCTTAACGGAGCCGGCTGCTTTAACACCAAAAGATCCGCGACTGAACGAACCATACCCTCTATTAAAACGAGGATGTGAAAAGTTCGGCCGCCCCTGCCGTGCCCTTGATCCTATCAAATTACGAAAAGCCATTGATCACACCATCGAAGTGACCAACACTGCTCTATCCCGTCATCCACGATTCATTCTTAATGAACAACAAGCACTTAACGGCTTGCCCGGGATCGACCACTGTGAATCGCTCAACATGCAAACATCACCTGGTTATCCATATACACTCATCAAGACTAAGTCTTCAAAAGGGAAGTCATTCCTTTTTGAGGGCGAAGTCCCCAATCTTACCATCAACCATCCAACACTCCGTGAAAACCTCGACCATCGAGAGTCCGAAGCTTTGCTAGGCCGCCGCGTTCCATCTCTTTGGGTTGCAAACCTAAAAGATGAACGCAGACCAATCGAAAAGATGAAGATCGGCAAGACGCGTACTTTCATCTTCGCGCCTGTCGACTTAACCATCTTGTCTCGCAAATACTTCGGCGCTTTTAAAGCCGCCTTTTTCTCGGAAAACTGCAAATTTTATTCTGCTGCTGGCATGAACCCTGAATCTAACCAGTGGGACGCTTTCGCAAGATCGCTTCTCGCCATGTCTGATGTCGGGTTCGCTGGTGACTTTGGTAACTATGACGGCACTCTCCTCCCGGAAGTGCTTGATGGTTGCCGTGAAGTCATCGACGCCTGGTACGGCGAACGTAATGTTGTTCGTGACGTGTTGTTTGAGGAATTCATCCATACCCAGATGTGTTGCATGAACTTCGTGTTCTACAAACATTCTGGAAATCCATCTGGAAATCCTCTAACCACCGAAATAAACTCCATTGCTAACGCAATACTTATGGCGTATGTCTGGCAGGTCGTCGCTCCACCCGAGTATTCCGACCTTTCATTCTTTGCCCAATTTGTGCGCTTTTTCGTTTACGGCGATGATAACATCGTAGCCGTGAAAAGAGTCGCAACGTCTTTTTTTAACATGAAGACCGCGTCTGCTGCTTATACGGATTTCGGCATGGAGTATACTCCACCCGATAAAACTTCAGCTGTATCCGTAGACGTAGCTCCCATTCTATCCTGGACCTTTCTCAAACGAGGTTTTCGATCGACTGGCACACATTTTGTCCCCCTGCTGAGCGAAATTACAATTACTGAGTCAACCAATTGGATCCGTGAGTCGTCAGACCCATGGGCTAATTGTCTTGAATCGTGTTCTAATGGACTTCGCTTCGCTTTTTTTTATGGCCCCACGTATTATAACAACATGCGTGACAAGATCATCGCTGCAACGACTGCACTCGGAAAACCATTCGCACTCCCAACTTATGGTTTCTTCCAGGATTTCTTCCTGCGTGAAGGTGGGGTTTTACCCTCCATCGCGTATGAAGCTACTGGACCGGAACTGTATTACGAATACCGATCTGCTGTCGCTCAAGCCGAAACATCTGAGGTTGCTTTAAAGGAACTTCAAGGGGTAACGAACGTAGAGTCCACAACACCGATTCACGCTTCAGTGCCCCAAGCTACTGACAAGCATCCCTCCGCCATCGAACATCTTCCTGATCAGATTTGGAACTTGAACGCCCTCGCTGAGAAACCAGTTCTTGTTAACACTTACAACTGGTCCACCAGCGCTGGTGCTTTGAGTATTCTCGATCAGTGGTACACCCCCATTGATTTCGAAACTGATTCTATCAACCATGCTCCTTTCAACCTTTTTGCCTACTGGCGTGGAGAGACTGTCGTTACTGTTCAAGTCAACGCCACTCGTTTCCATTCTGGCCGGCTCGCATTGTTTTTCGTCCCATTAACCATGAAAACCACTGTCGCCAACTGGCACGTTGTCAACCCTGCCGCGCTCACAAGCGTTCCGCATGTCCTCATCGATCCAGCTGTAAACACTATAGCAGAGTTGCGAGTCCCATTCGTTAATCAACTCGGTTACCTTAACATCCGTGACCCGAGTTTGATTGATTTCGTGGGAACCGTTTCTCTCATAGTGCTCAATCCACTCCAAGCTGGCACTGGCACATCAACATCTGTCAATGTCAACGTAACTGTGTCGTTTCAGAAAAACGAGTTTAAAGTCCCCGTTCCACTCGGACTAACTCGCGACGCTATGACGGCATCGGAATTCGAAATTCTTGAAAAACTTGATCTTTCTCGTAATGATCGTCGTGGCTATTTTAAAGATGCTATCCGGAAACGCGTCCGACGAGGTATTGTACAGGGAGGAGTAACATCCTTCACGTACAACTTCAAAGACGTGGCTAAGGCTACCATCGGAAATGTGGCTACCACAACCGACGAGATCGGGCATGGCGCTAAAGGCGAACTTGAGGCTACGGGTGCAGGCCAGGCTGGTAACAACGACCTGGATAAACCATCCAACCCCATGGAACCCTTCATGATCGTCCGGAACGCTCTTGGATTCTTTAACAACGCATCCAACGTCATTCATATCGAGCGTTTGTGTACCCATCCTGGTCACCAAACGTACGCTACGGGCGAAACATTTTCAACCATGCACGATGAAATGCTTCTCGCGAACTATTTCAAAATGCTCAATATTAGTGGAAGTGGGGCTATTGCAACAACTTATCCCCCTAACACTATCATCGACTCCGGACCCATTTGCCCGATGCCGAATTCCCTTATGGGCATTTGGCTGAACGGCAATGATTATGGTGCGACGACACTTGACATTATGTCCATGAAGTTCAGTTTTTGGCGGGGATCTATCGTGGTGCGATACCAATTCATAGTTTCTGCGTTTCATACAATGAAGCTGTGGTTTGGCGTTCACTACGGAACAACATCCATCCCTACTAATATTGACGATGCGACATCTCAATATGGCGTCTACCTAGACATCAATGGTGAAGGAGAACACGAATTCGACATCGAAATCCCATTCAACACTCCATATCCCGCGCTGCGTGTGCCCAATGGACCTGAGACTGGCGTCAACATGCTACGTTTCTGTTCAGGGTTCTACAGCCTTCGGGTTATCAATCCGCTTGTGGCTCCAACGGGCGTTTCGACTAACGCTCCTTATAACAAGTGGCTGGGTGCTACAGAGGACTTCCAAGTCCACTATCTTGGCGGTAACAACGCCAGCATTGTCCCTTATCAGGATAGTGTTTCCCGTCGCATTACCCGCGACGAGGCACCCAGACAAGCCGAAGCGCAAGGCAAAAAGATTGTCGTCGGCGTTGCTAACACTCTAGCTAACGACAACCCATTCGGCGAGACAATTCGAACCATCGCCGATTGTACCAAGCGCTTCACCCGATTCAATATCAACACTGGCATCCCCAACAATGGAGTTTATTCCCAATTATTCGACATTGGTATGACCCTCTTTTATCCAGATAACGACTTTAACGTGGCCCCACCACCATATGCCCGTAATAGCGGCCTTATTTCATACTTTGGCTGTTTCTTCCGCGGTTACCGTGGAAGTCTGCGATTCAAGTGGTCTCTCTTATCACCGTCGAAAAGTGCGCGTGTTCAATACGCGTACACTCCTGATGCTGCTGTTCGAACTGACAGTCTGATTGGAGCTCATGAAAACGCCTATTTAGGCTCGTGGGCTAGCCAGGGAGCCATAACAATTACACCGTTTACGACTTCCTATGCTGCTTCCTACGCCATGATCTCCCCTCCGATTGTCATCAATGATCCAACTGTCACATTCAATACTTTCGAGATCCCTTATGTGAGTCCGTATAAGTTTCTGATGATTCCACAAGACCTTGTCCACGATTCTGCCTTTTATTCCACCGACTTTATGTCTCAAGGAAATATTGCGTACATCGTTGAAGATCCTATCAACACCACAAGCCCACCCGAATCATATTCGACATCCGCTAATTATTGCATTGACAACTGGGTTGCGACCGGAGACGAATTCCGTTTTGGACTTTATTTAGGTCCAACATCGATTTACGTCTTAGCCCAAACTGCATTCCCAGATAACTACACTTAAATGTAGTCTCGGTTATTCCGAGAGTTTTACAACTTAATCTTTACTTATAAAGAGAAGTACCTTGCACGGTAGTTTAGAGACCGTGTGTTTCGCCAGAACCAAATTGGCCATGCTGACAGACGTGTATTCTGTGTCCGAGCTCCCTCTTTAGGTAATAGTGGTGGTTGAACGTAACAACGAGTCAATCAGCCTTGCCGCGATGGCGTCCATCCTTTATCGGATAGTGCCTATACGAC